GTGAACGCCTACCCGCTCGCCCCGGAGATGATCCCCGCCGCCGCCGTTCTCCTCCTGTTCTTCTGGCGCTGGCGCAACCCGTTCACAGCCGTCGGCGCGATCATCGCCCTCCTCCTCCTCACCCCCATCGCCCTACACGCCGCCGGCGCCTGAACACCCGGCCGAACACCCCGAGGCAACCCATGAACACCCCGAACACCATCGCCGCCGGCACCGTCCAGCAGGCACCCAACACCGGAACCGGACAGTTCGTCGCCGGAGGCGGCGCCACCCTCGTCGGCCTGATCCTCCTCGCCCTGATCATCAGCCACTGGAAGAAGTTCAACGCCGAAACGAAGAAGTACACGATCATGGGCATGCTCATGGTCGCGTGCCTCGCAGGAGCCGGCGGAGTCATCGGAGGATTCATCGGCTCCGCCCAGACCACCGCAGGCACCGTCGGCACCACCCTCACCCAGACCACCACCGGCCAGTAAGGAACCCACGATGACCCGCTACACCGGATTCGCCGTCGACTTCACCGACGGCGAGCACCTCGAAGACGACTACTTCGACAGCACAGGCCACCCCGCCACCATCGAAATCACCGACCTGTGGGTCATCATCCGAAGCGACATCACCATCACGTGGACCCCACGCGAACGCGTCCACGCCGTGTCCGTCCGCCACGACACCGCCGTACCCGACGACGACACCGCCGGCCACGACGGCAAGCACGTCGACCAGACCGGTGACACCCCGGCATGACCGTCGCCCGCAAGGTGGCACGCCGCCTGTACGACGGCACCGGTAATGCCGCCGCACACGCCGCCCACTGGGCCCGCAACAACCCCGGCACAGCCGCTCTCGCCGCACTCGCAGGCGGGAGCGGCCTACCCGCCGCCATCCACAACGACCCCCGCATCGCAGCCGCCATCGCCGCCGGATGGACATGGACCGCATGGCGCACCACCACCCGCCCCCAACCCAACCCCACTCCCGGCCACAAGCCCCCGACCAGCGACGATAGTGGTGGAGAGGGGCACCCCGGTGGGGGAGGGGAGGGGATGTCGATCATCAAAACCGTGTCCGGCACCTGCCGCGCCACCGACGACCCCACCACCCCCGGATACACCCGCATCGAATGGGACACACCATGGACAACCAAAGCCCCCGGCGCAGCGTACGAACCGCAACAGGCCTCCGAGACGTAATCAGCGACACCCTCGCAGACACCGTCACCGCCGCACTCAACGCCGTCGGCAGCGAAGCCGTCGACATCAACCCGTACATCCGCCGCCTCCTCGAAGCCGCCGACGAGTACGCCGACAACCGGCCCGACACCCGCCCGACCGTCGCCCAGATGCGCAGCGGACCATCCCTCACCTACGTCCACACCGACAACGACACCATGACCGCCGTCGACTGCGCCGCCATCACCAGCAACCCCCGCGAACGCGCCATCAGCCGGGCCCTCATCACCGAAGCCCTCCGCCTACTCAACGACAGCGAGCAGTCATGACCGACCACGCAGCCACCGCCCGACAGCTACTCGACCTCACCGACGGCCACGCAGCCAGCGCCGACAGCCTCGCAGCCATCGCCACCGCCCACGCGCTCCTCGCCATCGCCGACCGACTCGACAGGATCGCCCCGCCCACCGCCGTCCACTTCGACACCCAGCCCGCACCCGACACGCTCAACACCGAACCCGGCTGGACCGCCCCCACCACCGGCACCTACCAGCTATCCACCGGACAGGAACCCCGCCCCATCTGCGGCACCCCCAACCCCGCCCAGCCCGACATGATCTGCGACGACGTACCCCACCACTACGGCGTCCACGAATACCTACGGGCATGGTGGCCAGCAGACCACTACCCGCCCGGCACAGGACCGTGCGACGTCCCACACGGCAGCGACACCTGCCGCCTCTACGACGGCCACCCCGGCCCATGCGACACCACCCCCGACCACCGCAGGAGCTAACCCCATGAATCTCGCCACCCGACGCGCCGCACTCATCGCCGCACTCACCACAGCAGCCGCAGCCATCAGCAGCAGCCGCGCCAACGCACTACCCCCCACCCCAACCGGCGCCTACGACGACAACGCCGTACGAGCCATCGCCGGCGGCCTCACCGACGCCGGATACGTCGAATACACCACCAACCCCACCGACGACATCGCCGCAACCCACAACCTCACCCAACTCGAACAGCGCATGCAGTACATGCTCGACGACATCCTCGACGCCGTCGCCACCCTCCGCCCCACCCCCACCCGCACCACCCGCATCCTCTGCGTCGGCGACAGCATCACCCTCGGCGCAGGATCCACAGACGGCACCGGCTACCGCCGATACCTCACCGAACTACTCGGACGCCGAGGCATCGCACCCACCTACACCATGCAGGCATACGGCGGACAAACCCTCCGCTACGTAGCCCCTCGCGCCATCGACGCAATCCCCGCCGCCAACCCCAACATCATGCTTGTCCACCTAGGCACCAACGACGCCGTACAACCAGACCTCACCGACTGGCAGACCCGCATCGACGACCTCATCGACCAGGCACTCGGCGCATCCCCAACCCTCCACATCTGCATCGCCAAAATCCAATACAGCCGCAACACCGGAGCCATCACCAACGAACAGACCATCAACGCCGCAATCAACGCAGCCGTCAACGCCCGCACCAACACCGGACGCGTCACCACCGCCGACATGACCGGCATCCCCGCCCGCTGGACCGAAGACGGCATCCACCCCATGAACGCCGCCTACAACGACATGGCACACCGCTGGCACAACGCAATCGAAGGATGGCTACCCGCATGAACACACCCCGCATCGGCGACACCGTCCACTACGCGCCACAGCTCACGCACTACGGCACATGCCAGGCAGCGATCACCACCAATACCAACCCCGACGGAACTATCTGCCTGCACGTCCTCGACCCCCGAGGCGGATCAACATGGGTTGACGGTGTCCACCGTGACCAGGGGCCGATCATCGAAGTCCGCAACCCCATCGGTGCCGTAGTCGTCCGCGAAGGCGAGTACACCCCCGGCACGTGGCACCACATCCACTAGGAGCAACCATGACCAACCTGCCCGCCAGCGACACGACCGTCCACATAGTCCACTACACAGCCGGCAACCCCGCCGAGTGCCACCACGCCAAGATCCTTGAACACCTCGACGACGCCGGCCAGCTGTACCTACGCGTCCACTACAACGACTCGCTCGGGCACTTCCACACGGCCACCACCCCCGACCCCAACCCCGACCAGCGAACCATCGGCTACTGGCACCCCTGGCACGAGGAGCAGCAGTGAACCCCTGCGGCAGCTGCCGGCCCGACTGTGAGGACACGATGACCTGCCAGAGAGCAGCCACGGCCAACGCACGCGCGGGCACAATACAGGTACACCAAACCCGCGATCGTCACACACAGTGAACGGAGACTCGGCATGGACACGCCGCGTACCCCTAAGCCAGCGGATCGCACACGGCGTAAGCAGGGGCAGTTCGAGCCCGAGCCCGACACCGCCGAACAGGACGCGCAGGTCTACCGCCTGTACCGCGACGGCATGACCTTCGAGAAGATCGCCGCCCACATGGGCATCGGCAAGACAACCGCCGTCACCGGATACCACCGCGTCGTCAACGCCGCCCGAATCGTCGAGGCAGACGGCGCCCGCCAGCTCGAACGCGATCGGCTACAGGCCGCGCTGGAGCGCTGTGCCGAGCGTGAGGCGCACCTCATGGAGATGCTGCGGCGAAAGAACATCCTGGTCCAGCAGGGCAAGATCATCTATTCGGACAGTGGCGAGACGATCGACGACGTCGACCTAGCACTGAAGATCCACGCACAGATCACCGCGATCGAACGCCTCCGCGACCAGACGCATCAGCGGATCGTCGACCTCGACGGCCTGAAGGTCAACCCGTCACAGAACGTGAACATGCAGATCGAGTACGTCGTGAAGGGACTCGACGATGACTGACCTTGTCGACTTCGTGCACGCCCGCCTCGACGACGACGAGGCAGCGGCGTACGACATCGCCCGCAACGACCCGGCCCGAGCGCTCGCCGACGTCGAAGCCAAGCGAGAGCTGCTCGCCACGGACGACACGCCGTTCTGCACCTCCGGATGCTGGCGCCCCGACCAGACACCGAAGGCCCCCGACAGCGGCTGGACCGTCGTCATCCCTCACCACTACGACTGCACCGCCTACTACATCGCGCAGGTACTCGCGCTGCCCTACGCCGGCCACCCCGACTACCAGGAAGAGTGGCGACCGTGACCGACGACACCCCGCCCGGCTGGCGGACCGCCCATCCGCCGAACGACGGACCCGGCCGGTTCATCACCGGGCAACTCCTGTTCCGCCACCGAGACGGCGGCATCCTCCGCGAGACCCACATCGGAGACGCAGCGATCCCCCGACGCGACGACGTCGAGTTCGTGCAGACCATGCGTGACCTAGCGGCGGAGCTGCGCCGCGCCGCCGACCTCCTCGACCCCCCACCCCAATACCCGCGCGGAGTGAACCTCGCCAGCCTCGGCATGAACCCGGACACCGTCGCGCACCTGTGGCCCAGTGAGGGCCCCGTCCCCCCGGAGATCGAGACACCGTGAGCTGCACCGGAATTTTGGGCCTGCACAACGACGGCTGCGACTGCCCGCCGGAAGGCGTGTCCCTTCGCATCACGATCGAAGCGATGGGCCAGCACGCGCCCGTCTACGACCGGCTGTGGGCTATCGCCACGCTCACCCCAGCCGCCCCCACGGAGGTACAGCACGCGCTCGGCAAGCTGCGCACCACCGTCCCCGGCATCGACGTGATCGGCGTCGGCCAGTACGGCACACAGTCCCCGAGGCTCACCGTCGCACTGCAGTGGGGCACCCGCCGGCACAGCGACTTCCAGCGCGGCATCGGACGCGTCTCCGCCCGCGAGCTGGAGACAGCCGCCCGACAGCTGATCCGCGATCTCACCGACGTCGCCGAGCAGGAAGTCAACGGGGCGTGACAGAGGTAGTGATCGAGGTGCGCGGCGCAGTGAAGGAACTGTTCCGCGCCCGGGACAAGGCCGTCCTGCTGTCGGGCGCAGCAGGCACGGGCAAGTCCCACGGCGCGCTGATGCTCACGCACCTCGACGCGCTTCGCTATCCCGGCTCACGGCACCTCCTGCTCCGCAAGACGCTGTCGTCCCTCACCGCGTCCACGCTGGTGACGTGGCGGCGCGGCATCATCCCCGACGCGACGGCCGCCGGCATCGTCCGCTTCTACGGCGGCAGCAGCCAGGAGCCGGCGGCGTTCCGCTACCGCAACGGGTCAACGGTCGTCGTCGGCGGCCTCGACCGGGCGACCCGTCTCCTGTCCACCGAGTACGACACCATCCTGTGCGACGAGGCGACGGAAACCACCGCCGAAGACCTCGACATGGCGGAGACCCGCCTCCGCAACGGCGTCATGCCGTACCAGCAGCTGCGCCTACTCACCAACCCCGGCAGCCCCCACCACCACCTGAAGCAACGGTGTGACACGGGCCGCTGCCGCATGATCTACAGCAAGCACGAAGACAACCCGCGCATGTGGCAGGACGGCGCGTGGACGAACTACGGGCGGACGTACCTGGAGCGCCTCGACACCCTCACCGGGGTGCGTTACCAGCGCATGCGGCACGGGCTGTGGGTCGCCGCTGACGGGCTGGTGTACGAGGAGTGGGACGAGTCGATCCACCTGATCGACGCGTTCGACGTGCCGGCGTCGTGGCGGCGCGTGTGGACGATCGACTTCGGTTACTCGAACCCTACGGTGGTGCAGTGGTGGGCGATTGACCCGGACGGCCGTGCCTACCTCTACCGTGAGCTGTACCTGTCACGTAAGACGGTCGACCAGATCGCAGCGAAGGTACTCAAGCAAGTCACCGACACGGGCACGAAAGACGGCCGCTGGAAGGAACCGAAGCCACGCGCCGTCGTCTGCGACCACGACGCCGAAGGCCGCGCCGTGTTCGAACGCGAGACCGGCCTGCAGACCCGCGCAGCAGACAAGCGCGTAAAGCTCGGCATCGACACCGTGAAGACCCGCATGCGCGTCGCCGGTGACGGCAAGCCGCGGATGTTCATCATGCGCGGCGCGCTGTGCCACCGCCCGGACCCGTTCATGGCAGAGGCAAAGAAGCCGACGTGCACCGCCGAAGAACTGCTCTCCTACCAGTGGGACAACAAACACGGGGAGCAGCAGGAGACAGTCGTGAAGGAAAACGATCACGGCGCAGACGCCGCCCGGTACCTGTCCATGTACCTAGACCCGCCGTCCCGCGGACGCTCCCGACTCCACCTCCCCGGCAACCTTGGCCCACTCCGGTAGCCTGAACACGCTCGACCCCCGCGCGGTAGGACGCCCGGGGGTCGACGCATGTACGGAGAGTTGTGCCACGATATCGGCATGATCTCGCCATGGCTGTTCGTCGTCGCCGCACTGGCCGCGGCACGGATCACCCGACTTGTCACCCGTGACACGATCACGCAGCCGCTGCGCCTGTGGCTGATCAACCGGGCCGGCGTCGACACGCGACTCGCGGAGCTGATCCAGTGCGACTGGTGTTCTGGCGTATGGGTGTCGTCCGCTGTCATCGGTACGACGTGGGCGTGGGGCGACCATAGGTGGGTGCAGGTCTGTCTGACGATTCTCGCCGCGGCGCACGTCGTGGGATATCTCGCCACGTGGGAGCGTGACTGATGGCACCGTTCCGTAAGGCCCCGGTGGTGGTGCAGGAGCAGCCGCGCCGGGCGATCGTCGCGTCCGCCGCCCGGTACACGTTCGGCGGCGCGCAGGCATGGAAGGGAACCCTTCCCGCAGGTGACCGGCGCTGGCAGGTCGAGGCGTGGCGGCACTACGACATGTGCGGTGAGTTGCGGTACGCGACCGGGTGGAAGGGTAACGCGTGCGCTCAGGCGCTCCTGTACGCCGCGGACATCGACCCGGACACCGGCCGTCCCGTCGGCCCGTCCACCAACCCGAAGATCATCGAGATCGCGGGGAAGGTACTCGGCGGGCCCGTCAAGCGGCCGCAGCACATCCGCACCATGGTCCTGAACCTGGAGATGACAGGGGAGGTGTACGTCGTCGTCGTCGCCCGGAAGGGCAAGGAAGTCGACGACACGTGGCTTGTCGTGTCCGGCACCGAGCTGAACCAGTCCGGCGGCGCCGTCGAGTTCACCCACCCGGAAACCGGCCTGCCGACGAAGGTCGGCCCGAAAGACACCCTGATCCGGATCTGGAACCCTCACCCCCGGCTGCAGCTCGCAGCGGACTCCGCCGTACGGGCGCTACTCCCCACCCTCCGTGAGATCGAGAAGTCCAGCCAGAACATCGCTGCCCGCCTCGACTCCCGCCTGGCGTCCGCCGGCGCGTTCATCGTCCCGTCGGAGGCTGACCTTCCCACGACGGACGACAGTGAGCCGGAAGAGACGGCGTCCCTCACCGACATGATCTTCCAGTCGATGCGGAAGGCACTGTCCGACCCGGGATCCGCCGCGGCGCAGGTCCCGATCATCTTCGAGGTGCCCGCCGAGTTCGCCGACGCATTCAAACTGATCAACTTCGAGTCGCCACTCTCGAAGGAAATCATCGAGTTGCGCGCCGACGCGATCGGCCGGCTCGCCGCCGGACTCGACCTGCCCCGCGAAGTCGTCGAAGGCATGGGCGACAGCAACCACTGGTCCGCGTGGCAGGTCGCCGAGGAGACGTACCGCACGCACCTCGTCCCGATCCTCGACGTCATCTCCGACGCCCTCACCGCCGCCTACCTGCACCCCGTCGCGGAGGCAGCCGGCATCCCCGACGTCGACACGTACATGCTGGCGTTCGACGGGTCCGCACTCATTGGCGAACCCGACCCGCTGCAGCAGGTGCTGGAGCTACTCGACCGCGGCCTGATCACCCCCGAAGCGGCACTCACCATGCTGCACATCCCGGAGGACTACGCGCCGACCGGACAGGACAAGCTGGTGGCACTCGCCACGCAGCTTGTCGGCCGCGCCCCGACACTGTTCGAGAACCCGGTGTTGCAGCGGATCCTCGGCTTCGCGAAGGCGCCCGCCGCGCCTGCGGTCGAGGCAGCGCCGCAGGAACCGCCGGTAACCGCGTCCGCTGCGCCCGCACGCCCGGTCGACATCGCTTCCCTTGCCGTCGTTCACGCGCTGGAGCGGGCCGGGAACAGGCTCTTGAACACGCAGCGCCTCAAGGCCGAGTACGCGGACGTCCCCCGTCACGAACTCCACGTGAAGCTGCGCCCCGACGACCGGCACGGCGACCTGCTGCAGGACGCTTGGCGGCACGTCCCCGAACTCGCCGACCGGTGGGACCTTGACGGGTACTGCCGCCGCCTGATCGCCGTCGGGCTGCCGCACGACACGCAGGCACTCGCGCAGTGGATGGCGTCCCGTGGCCAGTGACGACGAGAACATCCGCCGCGGCTGGCTCGCCGCGGCCCGGCAGTGGACGGCGGACACGGCCGGCCGGGTCATGGAGCCATGGCGTAGCGCCCGCATGACACCGAACGGCGTATGGGTGTTGTCCGCGCAGGGGCAGTGGGTGGAGCAGCTGCAGACGAACGTGCGGCCGCCGATCCTCGGGGCGCTGCGTCGCGCCGTGCAGACGGTCACCGGGTCCGCGCCGCCTGCCGGCTTCGACCAGTCACAGTACGTGACGGACTACCTGCAGCAGTCGATCAACCGCATGTCGAACACCCCGGATCAGGTGTACCGGGAGATCACCCGCACCCTTGACGAAGGCATCGCAGCGGGCGAGTCGACACCCGAACTCGCGGCCCGCGTGCAGCACGTGTTCGATGTGACGGGCAACCCGTTCTGGGAGAACCGGGCGACGGTTGTCGGCCGCACCGAGGCGCACGCCGCCGTACAGGCGGGCACTCTCGCGGGTGCGGCGCAGCAGCAGATCGAGACCAGACGCCCCCTGATGAAGGTGTGGCAGGCCACCCTCGGGCAGCCCGAGCGCACCCGCCCAGCACACGCCGCTGCGCACGGGCAGGCGCAGCCGTTGACGTCCCCGTTCATCGTCGACGGGGAGAAACTGCAGTACCCCGGCGACCCGACCGGATCCGCCGGCAACGTCATCCAATGCCGCTGCTCGATGACGTTCCGTGAGGCGTGACAGTGGACCGTGCCACCGTAGACGCAGCCGCACCACAAGGGAGACACCATGGCTGACACATGGACGGCAGTGATCGGCCGTCTCGGAGTGCCCACATCCGACGGCAGGGTGATCATGCCCGCGGGGTTCACGAACCGTGAGCTGCCGCTGCCCCTGTCGTTCCAGAAGATGAGCGACTACGGACACGACAAGTCCGTCGTCGTCGGCCGGATCGACACCCTGTCCGTCGACCAGTCCGGAATGGTCAACGCCACCGGTGCGTGGCTCGACGCAGAGAAGATCCCCGAAGTCGCCGAGGCGATGGAACTCGTCGCGAACGGCGTCGTGGGCCCGTCCATGGACGCAGGCGGCTGCGAAGTCGAGTACGTCGAGACCGGCGGCGGCTACGGCATGTTCGACGACGACGGCTACCAGGAGCCGAAGCCGTACGGGGAGGTGTGCGTGTTCACCGCATACGAGTGCGCCGGCGCCACCCTCGTCTCCATCCCCGCGTTCACCGGCGTGTGGCTGCGCACCGACGGCGTTACCGCCCCGTCGCTCACCGCGGCCGGGGTGCGCACCTCCGGGTGGGACAGCATGCCCGTCGCCGACGGTGACCCGGAGTGGGACGGGCAGGCCGCCGCCGACCGCGTCGCCACGTGGGCGGGTGTCGACGCAGCCGACGCCGGCGACGCGGAGTGGGAGAAGTACGCGCGCGCGTTCCTGTGGCAGGACCCGGAGGCGGACCCGCACACGAAGGGCGCATACAAGCTCGGTGTCGCGGACGTCATCGACGGTGAACTGCGGATCGTCCCGAAGGCGGTGTACGCGGTCGCTGGTGTCCTGAACGGGGCGCGGGGCGGCACGGACATCCCGGACGCGGACCAGACCCGCCTGAAGGGCATCGTCACGGACCTGTACGACAAGATCGCGAACGCGCTCGACGACGACACGATCACCGCACCGTTCTCCCTGGTGGCGTCCGCCGCCCCCACGGTGCCGCCCCTCGCATGGTTCACCAACCCGCAGCTGACCGGGCCGACCCCACTCACCGTCACCGACGACGGACGCGTGTTCGGGCACGTCGCCGTATGGGGCGTCTGCCACATCGGCCTGCCCGGCTGCGTCACCCCGCCGCAGTCCGCCGCCGAGTACGCGTACTTCCGCACCGGCGCGACCATGACCGACGCCGGTGAGGTCCCGACGGGCAAGCTGACCGTAGGCGGCGGGCACGCAGACGGGCAGCTCGGCTACGCGGCGACGGCCGACCACTACGACAACGTGTGCACGTCAGTCGCTTCGGTCGCTGCCGGTGAGGACGATCACGGCATCTGGGTTGCCGGTGCCGTCCTCCCCGCGGCAACGCCGGAGCAGGTCGAGGCGCTCCGGCAGTCGCCCCTGTCGGGTGACTGGCGGGACATCGGCGGGAACCTGGAGCTGGTGGCGGCGCACGCCGTGAACGTCCCCGGGTTCCCCGTGCCACGGCCGCGTGCGGTCGTCGCGTCGTCCGGCCGGCAGCTGTCCCTCGTCGCCGCGGGCGTGCCCCGCCCGGTCGAGGACCCGAAGGTGGCGCAGCGGCGCGAATACGTGCGTGATCTCGCTGCGGAGCTGACCGCCGCACTCGGCCTGAAGTCGGACACCCCGGCCCCGGGGTCGATGGCGCTGACGATCCCGGACGGCTTCGACGTCGACGCCGCGGACCTGCGGCAGGCGTTCGCCGACGCGGGCATCGCGTGGCCGACAATCTCCGGGACGCTCGGTGGCGTGACGATCCCGGCGTTCGAGGTGGCGGAGGGGTGCGTCCGCGGGGCGCTCGCCCGTGCCCGCGGAGAGCAGCCGGCCGTGCCGGACATGGCCGCTCTCGTGGCGGCGCAGCAGAAGCTCGCGGCGCTGCGCCTCGACATGCTGCGGGGTGTGTGATGGCGTGCGGCTGCGGTGGCGGCGGGTCGGCGGATCTCGCGTACAGGCTCACGTCCGTTGTCGACGGTGAGCAGGTGATGTGGTACGTCGCGACGCTCGGTGAGGTGCGGAAGGCCAGGCAGGGGGGCGCGTCCCTCGCGGCGGTCGCCGTGAAGCGCGCGGAGATGGACGAATGGGCTGCGCGCCAGTCGGGGGCGGCGTAGCGTTGACGGTGCCGCAGGCTGCACCTGCTGGCGTTCTGTCACGCTCCCCCGCCTGACAGGCAGGGCCGCCGCGTTCACACTGCCTCGGGTCCGCGGTGGCCCTTCAACCCTTTCGGATTCGAGGCACGGCCCGGGTGTGAGGTCATCACCCGGGCCGTTTCACGTCCCCTGCCACCAGCCATGATCGGTGCTACCATCCGAGGCGTGTGGGCTTACGCCCCGTAACAGAACATGAGGTCGACGGGCGCAGCCGGACCACAACGAACCCACCTGTTAGAGAGGAGGGGTCGACGTGGCCGACGCCCAGACCCCCGACGCAACACCCACCAGTGACCCGGTCGAGCCGACCGCTGTCGTCACCTCCGCCGAAGAGTTCACCGCTCTCACCGATGACCAGCTGGAGGCGGAGCTCGGCGCAGCGGTCGACGCAGCCGTCGAGGCAGCGAACCCCGCCGACGTCACCGAGTTCGACCGCGAACTCGCGGAGCAGACGTTCGCCCGCGTCGCGCTGATCAACAACGAGATCGGCGCCCGCAAGGACCGGGCCGACGCGCTCGCTGCCGCACAGTCGCAGGCGCAGTCCCTCGCAGCGCTGCGCCCCGCCAAGCGGACCGTCCCATCCGTCGCGGACATCCCGAAGGCGGGCGTCCCCGCCGTCCCCACCACCGCCGACCGGAAGCCCGTGTCGTTCCGCCTCGTTGTCCCCGGTGACGCCGCCGGACTCGTCGAGGGCCGCGGACAGGGCTCCGAGTACGAGTCGTTCGGCGAGATCGGCCGCGCGCTGACCGAGCGTTCCGCGCTCATGGGGCAGGCGTTCAAGGGCCGCTCCAACGTGCAGGGCCTCATGCAGATCCGCCGCGACGACACCGAGTTCGCGATCAGCCCGCATGACGACCCGGAGTCCATCGACCGGGTCATCACCCACGCCCGGAACCAGAAGCGTCTGCCTGGCGGGAACCTCCTCGCGTCGTGGGAGTCCGCGCTGACGAAGCGTGCCGGTGGTGACGCACGCCGGATCTCCCTGACCGCGGCGGCCGGCTGGTGTGCCCCGTCGGAGACGCTGTACGACCTGTGCGAGATGGAATCCCTCGACGGCCTGATCGACCTGCCGGAGGTCACCGCGACCCGTGGCGGTTTCCGGTACACGCAGCAGCCGACGTTCGCTCAGCTGATGGCGTCCGGGTTCTTCACCAGCCTCACCGAGGCGCAGGTCATCGCCGACACTCCGAAGGCGTGCGGGGAGATCCCGTGCCCGACGTTCACCGAGCAGCGTCTGAACGTCGCCGTGACGTGCCTCACCGGGTCGTTCCTGCAGCTGTCCGCGTACCCGGAGCTCATGGCTCGCTGGGGCCGCGGCGCGATGGTGGCCCACGCGCACAAGCTGAACGCGCAGGTCATCGCCGCGCTGGTCACCGCTGCCGGTGCAGCGACCGTGTTCACCGGCCCGACGGACGACGCGGCCACCTCGTCCGTCCTCGCGGCGGTCGAACTCGCCGTCCTCGATACCCGGTACCGTGAGGGCCTGTCGAACGATCACGTCGTTGAGGTGGTGTTCCCGCAGTGGATGATCGCGCAGATCCGCGCGGACTACTCTCGCCGCAACGCCGGCCGTGTCGATGTGACTGACGCGGAGATCATGTCGTGGTTCACCATGCGGGGCGCGCGCCTGCAGCTGGTGCGTGACTGGCAGGACTTCTGGGGTGGCGTTGCCGCGCCGTCGATCGGCGGTTCGGCCCCGTACATCGGCGCGCTCCCGACGACCGTCGACTTCCTGACGTTCCCGGCTGGCGCTGTCGTCCTCGCCCGGCAGGACGTCATCACCCTGTCCAACGTGTACGACTCGACGAACCTGCAGCAGAACCTGTACACGCAGCTGTTCACCGAGGAAGGGTGGGCTCCGTTCTACCCCTGCGCTGGGCTGCGCCTGTACACGACCCCGCTGTGCCCGTCCGGCGCGACCAGCAGCCAGGTCGACTGGACCTGCCCGGTCATCCCGTAGCAGGGTCCCGCTACCGGCCCGGCCCCCACGCGTCCGGGGGCCGGGCCCATCCTCGAAGGGAGGTGAGGGCGCATGGCAGCGATCTACCCGCCGCAGCACGTCGACGCCCCGCCCGCGGGACCACTGCGGTACGGCCTGTTCAACGTCGTTCAGCGGGCCCCGTGGCAGGACATCATGGGTGTCGCGGGTGTGCAGTTCGAGCCGGACACGTGCGGTGTCGCACGGCTGTACACCGCCGAGTGCCCGCCGTCGAACCAGAACGCCAAGACGTTCGACACGAACAACGCCACCGTCACCGGGGCCCCGTTCTGGGCTTACTCGGGTGTCGTGTGCGCACCGGTAGGCAGGCCGATCAGCGGACAGGAGCAGCGTGCACAGCGGGCGCTGATCTCCGGCGAGCAGACGCAGGTCGAGGCGGCACTGTGGAACGGCGCCGGCGTCGGCGCGTCCCCGGCGTTGACGCTCGCCGGTGCGACGATCGTCGCGACAGCTACGACGACGTTCGGTGCCAGGCTCGCTGCACTGGAAGAGGCGTTCTACAGCGCATACGGCTACCAGGGGACAATCCACGTCAACACGGCGGCGTACGGTGCGGCGGCGTTCGGGAACCTGATCGTCCGCCCGGACAGCCCGGTCATGGCGGCGCAGCTCGGCACGCCACTCGGGTCGCTGTGGTCGTTCGGCGCCGGGTACGACATCACCGGCCCGGCGAACGCTGCGCCCGCCGCCGGTTCGGTGTGGGCGTTCATGACGGGCGCCGTGTCGATGTGGCAGGGCGACATCAAGGTTCCGCCGGGCGAGCAGACGTTCAACCGGATCATGAACCAGGCATACGTGGAGGCGGCGCGCCCGTACGTCGTCGCCCCGGACTGCCCGCAGGTCCTCGCTATCCAGCTTCCGCTGGAGGCACCGTGACCGCGTTCATCATCCCCGGCGACGGGGAGTCCGCGGCGCAGGTAGCGCGGGACCTCCTGTCGCTCGCTGACAGCCCGTACGACGTGCAGACGAACACGGACGACGGCCTGATGTTCGTCGTCCCCGACAGGCTCGCCGAGGCGTACAGCGCGCTGCACGCCGTGGTGAGGCAGGAGCAGCCGGCCCCCGGGCCGGATGAGACAGCGGCGACGCCGAAGCGGCGTGCCCGCGCACGAAAGGAAAGCTGATGGCATCTGTGTGCCCCGCGGTCGTGCGCGGCCGCATCATGCGTCTCACGCGTCTCGATGCGTGTGGCGTCCCGGTGATCGGCGCGTCAACGACCGTCGTGTCCGACGGGTTCATCTCCGTCGAGGCGTCCGACCAGTACGAGGGTGGCGACCCGATCCGGGTCCTGAACGCGTCCGGCGACCTGTGCATCGACGCGAAGGGTAAGCCGCAGCTCGCGCAGGAAGACCTAGTGATCACCCTGTGCCAGGTCAACCCGGACGCGATCAACATCATGACCGGGGCTCCCCTCGTCCTCGACGCAGCGACGCCGACACCGAACACCGTCGGCTTTCGGAAGCAGTGCGGGAACGCGGACGTCAACTTCGCGCTGGAGGTGTGGTCGGACATCACGAACCAGGCGTGCACCTCCGGCGCAAAGTCGTACTGGTACTCGCTGTGGCCGCTCCTGACGGACGCCACGTATGGGGACTACACGATCGAGAACGGCGCAGTGAATATGGTCATCAACGCGTCGGCGTTCTGCGCGTCTGGGTGGGGCGTCGGCCCGTACGACGTCGTCCTCGACGGGGCTTCGGCGCCGTCGCCGCTGCTCACCGCGATCGGTGCGACGGATCTGTGGCACGGTCAGGTGACCGCTGTTGCGCCGCCTGTGTCGTCGTGTGGTGTTCAGGCTCTGGCGGCGTAGCGGGGGGCGGCAGGGTTCCGGGACTGGGGAGGGATCATGGTTGCGAAGCTGACTCCATACCAGGAGATGATCTTCTTTCCGGGAGGGAACCCTGCCGCTTTCGCGTCTATCCGCGTCGTGCTGGAGGGGTCGAACGTGGCCCCGAAGCTGTTCTCCGACGCGGCGGCGACCGTGCCCCTGTCGATCCCTCTCACGGCGAACGGCATGGGAACGATCACGTTCTATGCCGCGCCGGGCTGCTACCTAGGCGTGCTGTCCGGCACCCGTACCCGCATCCCCGTCATGGCCGGCCACCCCGACCGTGTCTTCCCCGACGTGTACGTTCACACGCAGACAGCCCCCGCACTCACGTGGACGATAGATCACTATCTTGGCATCGAACCGGCGACGAACATCCTGTTCGCCGGTGAGGCAGTCGAGGCACAGGTAGACAACCCGAGCAACGATCAGACCCTGATCACATTCAGCGAACCCACGACAGGGGTCGCTCAGCTCCGGAGGTAACCGTGCCCATCGAGTTCTACGGCTCACTCGACCTGAACTCCAACCAGATCAACGAACTCGCAGACGGCCTGATCGCCAGTGACGCGGTCAACCTTGGGCAGGTCACGCAGCTCCTGAACAACCGGGACTGGAAGCAGTCCGCGCGTGCAGGGTCCGGTGTGAACGTGACCCTCGCTACGCCGGGCGCTTCGGTCGGCGGCGTGACGATGAACGTCGGTGACCGGTTCCTCGCGCGCGGGCAGACGACCGGCAGCGAGAACGGCCTGTACGTGTGGAACGGCGCAGCGACACCGGCCACCAGGGCGACGGACGCGGACGCGAACTCGGAGGTGACTGCCGGACTGGTCGTCGCTGTGACGGAAGGGAACGACGCAGACACGCTGTGGCTGCTCGCGACGAACGACCCGATCACGATCGGTGTCACGTCGCTCGCGTTCACCCGCGTCGGCGGCGCAAAGTTCACGCAGTCCGTAGGCGACGGGTCGACGCAGACGTTCGTCATCAACCACAACCTTGGCACAAGGGCCCTGCACGTCACCGTGTACCGGGACTCCGGGATCTTCGCAGAGGTAGCCCCGGACGTCCGGCACACCGACGCGAACAACACGACCATCCGGTTCACTCCGGCCCCGGCCGTCAATGAGTTCGTGGTGGTGATCTCGTAGTGCCCCGCGAGATCGCTGCACCACTGAAGCTCGCGAACGTGTCGACGGACCCGTCAGACGCCGACGCGGGGTGCATGTGGTACCGGACGAACACCGCCGAGTACTTCGGTGACGACGGCCTCGCCGGGCGGAAGCTGAAGATCGGCCCGTTCGGGAACGTGCCCGTCGTGTTCTCCACGAAGTGGCACAGCCTGCCCGCGTACGGGGCGCCGTCCGCGGTGGCGATCGTCCTGAACCGGGCGTACGCCATCCCGTTCTGGCCGGGCCGCAGTACCACCATCACCGGCGTTGCGGCGGAGGTGACGGTACTCGGCGTGGGGAACCTCCGCGCTGGCCTGTACACCGCCAGCCCGGCGACCGGCGCGCCGAACACGCTGATCGCGGACTGGGGGACCGTGTCGACCGGGCTCGCCGGCGTGAAGACGTGGACAGTGTCGCAGGCCGTGCGGCCGGTCCTGTACTGGCTGGTACTCGCACAGCAGGGCCTGGTGGCCCTGTCGCTGCGGTCGCGGGACACGTGGGATCCGATCGTGTCGGATGACACGCCGGTCCTGAACGCGAACCGGAACACGTACTACCGGGACACCGGGTTCGGCGGGGCGTTCCCCGCATCGTTCGGCACCCCGGACGGGTCCGTGCAGGGCCCGTCGGCGATGCTTCAGCTCACGTAGCGGAGGGGGCGGGGCGGTGGCTCTGCAGTTCTACACGGCGCAGTACTGGACACCGGATGCGGTGCTTGCTGCCAACGTCCCGTATCAGGTGTTTCCCGTCGACTCGAACGTGTTCGCGCCGCTGTGGGCGGATGCGGCGGGCACGATTCCGATCGCGAACCCTGGCACGTCGACGGACGGAACGGGCACCGTCGCGTTCTGGGCAACGGTCGGTAGCTACTGGCTGCACCTCGACACGGAGACCTTTCAGATCGACGTCGGCCTGTCGGAGGAGCAGGCTGACCTGTCGACGGGCGTAGCGTCGGGCGGTGACATCAGCCCGGCGGTCGGTAACCCGCAGGCCGTGACGATCGCTCCGATGATCGGCTACATCGTCGACAACATCAACGAGGTGAGCATCCCGCCGACGATCACCCGCGTCGACTACCCGGGCGGGACGGTCCCCCTTGACGCTGGTGCGCTGACCAGGACGATCACGTACTGGATGATGGACGGCGCGCAGAACGTCATCCAGACGCCGACGCGTCCTGCGCCGGAGGACTACCGCCGGTTCATCGTCCTCGGGCTGTCGGTGTATGACACGGGACTCGGGGCGGTGCTGGAGACGCAGACACTCCCGACGATACTGCCGCAGCTCGCTAACGCTCACGTCGACCTGGCGGACAGTCTCGGGCCGTTCTCTCTGCAGGGGAACAGTCTCTCGCCGAACGGGGCGAACCTGCGGCTGGACAAGTCGCAGGGGACGATCTTCACGCGGGCGGCCGGGTACGTGTCCGGCGGGGTGATCACCGACAACCCGAACATCATCACGTCGCCTGCGCTCACCGCGTTCGCGTTCCGCAGGATCCTGCAGACGGCCGCGACACCTACACCGCCGCCTGTCCTCGACGTCGACCCGGCGAACTATGACGTGGCCGGCGTACTCACGCCGATCCCGGGCGGCCCGTCGACGTCGACGGTGCAGCGCGTGTACCTGTTCGCCGCGGACACTGTGTCGCTGCGTGTCGCGATCCAGTACGGGCAGACGATCTACGCGACGCCGGAGGACGCGGTGCGGCAGGTCGGGTCCGGGAACGCTTTCAACCCTGCGCCTGTCACGCAGGTCGGTGCGCTGATCGGCTACCTTGCATTGACGCGCACGTGCACGGACCTGTCGGATCCCGCCCAGTGCACGTTCGTGTACGCCGGGAAGTTCTCGACGCCATAGGGAGGCAGCCGTGCCCGTCATCAACCCATCTGCGGCACCGCCGCCGCTCCCCACGGGATCGTCAGCGCCGTGCGGGTGGACACTCAACACCGCGTGCTGCTCCGACTGGGACACCGCGACGAACACGCAGCGGGACACCGCGACGTCGTGGGCGACGTACATCCTGTGGGCGCTGACCGGCCGCCGATTCGGCGCGTGCACGGTGACGGTGCGGCCGTGCGGCACGGACTGCAACGTGTACGGCGGGTGGATGTACTACCCGGTAACGGCGGACGGCATCGGCACGGTGTGGGCGCCGTTCATCCGCGACGGGCAGTGGTTCAACTGCGGGTGCGCGGGGCCGTGCTCCTGTGACGCGCGGTGCTCGGTGTGGCTGCCCGGCCCGGTCGCCGCCGTCAACGAGGTGAACGTCGACGGGATCGTCATCGACCCGTCGCTGTACCGCGTAGACAACCGGTCCCGGCTGATCGGTGTCGGTGGGCAGTGCTGGCCGAAGTGCCAGGACATGGATCTGACGTCGCCCGGTCAGGGAACGTTCGAGGTCACGTATCAGCGTGGCACTCCCGTTCCTGCGGCCGGCCAGTACGCTGCCGGGCTGCTGGCGTGTGAGCTCCTGAAGTCGTGCATCGGCGCGGCGTGTGCGCTGCCGAACAACGTTGCGTCGTTGACCCGGCAGGGTGTGCAGATCGAGATGGTCGACCCGACGGATGAGCTGAACATTGGGCTGACGGGTATCCGTGAGGTCGACATGTTCATTCGCGCGGTGAACCCGCAGTCGTTGCAGCGTAGGCCGCGTGTCCTGTCGCCGGACGTTCACGTCCCGATCATGAGGACTAGCTGATGGCGCTCGGCACACTGCCTATGGACATGGCGACCGCGCTGGAGGTGTGCCTTCAGAACGCGCTCGCGGCGAACCCGAACCTGCCCGCGGACACGTGCGTCTACAACGGCGAAGACTTCCGGGCGTTCCTGTCCGCTGGCCTGTCGGAGGACCGATGCTGCTCGGGGTTCGCCGGGGTGCGGATCGCAGGAATACGGCCGACTGTGCCCGTCGAAGGCGTGTTGGAGCACTGCGGCGTGCGGGTGTGGCAGGTTGATCTGGAGATGGGCGTAGCGCGCTGCTCTCCGGTCGGGGACATCGACTCGGGGCCGACGTGCGCGCAGCTGACGGAGGTGGCGGAGCAGGTCCAGTTGGACGCGTCGGCGATGGTCGAGGCGGTGTGCTGCCTGCGGCCGCAGGTCGCGTCGGGGCTGCTCGCGCCGACGGCGTGGACTCCGTTCGGCCCGGAGGGTGGCTGCACCGGGGGGATCATGGGCGTTACTGTCGTCATCGACGCGTGCGGCTGTACTAGCTGAAAGGGGTCTGGCATGGCGCAGATGGTGAGGGTGCGGCAGGTTGTGACGACTGTGGAAGCTGCCGCCGGTACGGAGATGTGGACGCTCGATGGTCCGGCCGTCGACGGCATGGTGGCCGGCGGGTACTGGGAAGTCGTCGAGCGGAAGCCCGCTGTCGACGCCGTGCCGGCGCCCCGCAAGAGCCGCAAGACGGAGCCGGAGGTGGTTGAGGATGGCGGGCCGGATTCAGCTTGACCCTGCGGCGGTGCGGGTGGTCGTGTCGCGGCTGGCGTCGCGGGACGTCGCCCGGGTAGCGCGTGAGGTCGAGGCGAGGGCGAAACAGCTTGCGCCGGTCGATACGGGCAGGCTGCGTTCGTCGATCACTGTTCGGCCGTCGCTTTCGCTGCGCGGCCCGTCGGTCCGCGTGTCGGCGGACGTGTCCTATGCGACGTATGTGGAGAACGGGACGGCGCCGCACATCATCCGGCCGCGCCGCCGTAAGGCGCTGAAGTTCCGGGTCGGTGGTAGGACGGTGTTTGCGACGGTCGTTCACCACCCGGGCACGAAGGGTGTGCATTTCATGGCGCGTGCGGTGCGTGAGGTCGGCTTGCGGAACGGGTACAACGTGCGGCTGCAGTAGGGCAGTACCATCACGGCATGGACGCGAAGAACACTCCCACCATCAACATCGCCGGGGTTGAGTACCCGGTTCGCCGGCCGTCGGACGGGCAGCTCCTCGGCATCGTGATGCTGTCGAAGGGGAACCTGCCGGAGGAGAAGTCCGGCGAGCTGTGGCTAAAGGCCGTCATGAACATGCTCGGCGATGACGCGCAGGCCGCGTTTATCGGCGAGTACCTTGACGGCCGGTACACCATCAAGCACCTGCAGAAGCTTGTTCCCGACCTCCTCGCCGCGGTCGGCGTGTCCGCAGCGGAGCCGGAGGCCGCTGCGCCCGCCAAGAAAACTGCCCGGAAGGCTGCGTCTCCCCGGAAGCGGACGTGACCCTACGGGCTCTGCTGCGGGCCGACCCGACCCCCGTGACGGTCGGCCCGCACTACGTCACCGTCCCGTCGATGATGGCTGACGGGTGGCTGCTGCTGCTGGGGAATGGCAGCCTCGACGACGTCATCCCGGGGGCGCTGACTGCGCCGCATGCGTCGCTTGTCGCGGACGCGCTGATCTCCGGCGACGCCGGCCCGGCCGATCTAGTGCAAGCGTCGAAGGACGCTGTAGCGGCCGTGTCGGGCCGCCTGTGGTACGAGGGTGTTCGGGTCGCGGTGCTGTGCGGGAACGACGGCGGGGCGATCCTTGCCGGGGTGATGCTGCAGGGCATCGACCCGACACGGGTCACGTATGCGGCGTGGTGCGCAGCTGTCCTGGCGTGGATCAACGGCCGGCTTAGCGAGGAAGACCGAACGAAGTTCCTGTTCGACTTCCGCCGGCCACCGGACGGTGACTTCTCGCAGGTCGAAGGCTTTGACGCGGTGCAGTTCCGGTAGTGGGCTGTAGCCTGATCACATGGCTACCGGCGGAACGATCGGGCTCGCGTTCGTCGACATCGTCGGCGACACGTCACGCACCGAGCAGCAGGTCGAGCGGGACATGTCCCGTGTCGTCGCGCAGGTCGGTGAGGCGATCCGTCCTGTCGACATTACCGCTGCGGTCGAGAACGGCACCGAGCAGGATCTGACGCGTCAGATCAACGCCGATATCCGGGCGGTGTCTGCTGCGGCGGATGCCGTCCGCGTCGATGCTCGCCTGTCGCAGGATGCCCGGGACCGTATCCGCGCGCAGCTTCGTGAGACGACTGCGCAGCTGCGCGCGTCCCGCTCCGAACTGGAGATCCGGGTTGCTGAGCGGCCGATCGTCGAGTCGACGGTCGAGGCTGTCGTCGAGGCTGCGCACGTGGCGGAGGCCGCCGCGCCGACGATCGAGTTCGAGACCCGCGTCGACTCCGACCGGGTCCGGAAGCTGTTCACCGACATTGACATTGACGCGACGAAGGCGCTCTCCGGGGTGGCTAGCCTCGGTAAGGGGCTGCTCGGTCTGGCGGGTGCGGCGCAGGCTGGCGCTGGCATCCTGTCGGTGTTGCAGGCGATCGGCCCGGCGGCTGCCCTGGCTGCTCCTGCGATCGCGTCGGTCGGCCTGGCTATGGGCACCATCAAGCTCGCGACGGCTGGTGTCGGCGATGCGGTGAAGACGGCGTTCGACCCGTCGGACCCTAAGAAGTACGCGGAGGCGTTGAAGGGTCTGTCGCCGGAGGCGCGTAGCTTCGTCGGTGTCCTGCATGAGATGCAGCCGGCGCTGAAGGATCTGCAGCAGCAGGTGCAGGACAAGGTGTTCTCCGGCTTTGACGATGAGCTGAAGCTACTCGCGAAGAACACCCTGCCGGCCTTCAAGACGGCACTGCTGGACAGCGCGAACACGTTCAACCTGATGGGGCACAGCGTCGCCGACTCGGCGAACGCCCTGGCTGCGAACGGAACCCTGGGGAAGGCCCTGTCGGGGGCGAACGCCGGCTTGAAGAACCTGTCGGGGATCCCGGCGGAGGTAGTCACGGCGTTCGGCCAGCTCGCGGCTGCTGCCGGCCCGGCGTTCGGGAAGGTCACGTCCGCGGTCGCGCAGACCGTGACGCAGCTGCAGAGCGAACTCGCGGACTCGTTCCAGTCGGGCGGCCTTGAAAAGGCGATCAATCAGGCCGTCGTGATCCTCGGGCAGCTCGGGCACGTGCTGCACAACGTGGCGTCGATCGTGCTGCAGGTGTTCTCTGCGGCGAACGCGTCGGGCGGGTCGTTCATTCAGACGCTGTCGAAGATCACCGATCAGCTGGTGGTGGCGTTCGCGTCGCCTGCGGTGCAGTCCGGGCTGCAGGCGCTGTTCTCGACGATGTCGATCCTGTCGTCGACGGCCGCCCCGCTGCTCGGTGAGGCATTCAAGGTCATCGGGTCTACGCTGACGGCCCTGGCCCCGGGCGTGCAGGTGGTCATCTCTGCGTTGGGAACGGGGCTGCAGCCGATCATTCAGGCGCTGGGCCCGGTGCTGAAGGCGGCGGCGGAGGCAGTGTCGCAGCTGTTCATGGCGTTCGCCCCGGTGCTGCCGATCATCGGTTCTCTGATCGCACAGCTTGGCCCGATCTTGACGCCGATCCTGAACGCGGTGGCGATTGCGTTCCAACAGCTCGCCCCGTTCGTGTCCGAACTAGCGTTGATGCTAGGGTCATTCCTGACGCCGATCCTGCAGCAGGTTCCGACGCTGATTCAGCCGCTCCTCGACGCGTTCATTCAGATGACGCAGCTCCTGTTCCCCGTCGCGGTCGACCTGCTGAAGCAACTGCAGCCGTCCGTCGCCGAGCTGTCGACGACGTTCACCGACCTAGCTGTTCAGCTCGCCCCTGTCCTGGCACAGCTCATTCAGTTGGCGATCGAGTGCCTGAAGCCGCTCATGCCGCTACTCCCGCCAATCATCAAGCTGGTCGGTGATCTGGCCAAGATCTTTGCTGACGAACTGTCGACGACGGTGCAGACGGTCGTCATCCCCGCGCTAAGGGGGCTGCAGCAGTTCCTGAACGGCGACTTGGATGGGGCGTTCCACACGTTCGAGGACGTGGCGGTGAACGTGTCGAAGGCGATCGTCCGAGAGATGATCCTCCTGCCCATCAAGATCGTTCAGGCGTTCGGCGGACTCGGCGCGAAGCTGTTCGACATCGGAACCAACATCATCGGCAGCCTTGTCCGCGGCATCGTCAACGCGGTGCCCGGCCTGCGCGAGACACTCAACACGATCACGTCCATGATCCCGAAGTGGAAGGGCCCAGAGTCACTAGACCGGAGGCTGCTGACGCCGGCAGGACAGGCGATCATGGCCGGCCTGGTGGCGGGCATCAAGGATGGCGCAGGCGATGTCAAGTCGACGCTCAACGGCGTCACGAACATGATCGGCGCCACGTCCGCCGGAGGGATCGGCCTGTCCGCGTTCGGCGGCACCGCGCCCCTGCCATCGCCGATGCTGCCCGCCGACCCGAACAGCCAGCAGAACGGCGGAACAATGGTGCAGGTGTTCCTCGGCACCCGCGAGATCGAGGACATCATCGGCACTCAGATCGTCGCGAACAACAGAGCACGTGACCGCGTACAGTCCAACGGCGTCAGGTACTAGGGGAGAGCATGGCTAACCTGCTGACGGCGACCGTCGACAACACATACGCGCACGTCCTGCTGCATGTCGAATACGACGCGATCGGGTCCACGACTGCAGTAGTGGAGCGGTCGGCGGACGGCGGCGTGACGTGGACTGCGGTGCGCGGATCGCCGTTGACGCTGGTCGGGCCGGACCCGGCTGCGGGGCAGCGCATCGCGAACGTGTACGACAGCGAAGCGCCGTTCAACACGGCACTCACGTACCGGGCAACGAGTAACTTCGGGGTCGTTGTCACGGCCGGACCGGTGACGATCACGGTTGCGTCGGGCGTGTCATGGATGAAAGATCCGGCGCGCCCGTGGGCGAACCTCAAGATCAGTGAGTGTGTGCGCAACGCGTTCGACGTCGGGTGCCTGCCGGCCCCGGCGGAGCCTGCGCTGTTCGTGGTGTACTCCGGGCTTGGCGACCAGAGCCGCGCGTCCGATGCCACGCTGTTCCCGATCCTGAACCGGTCGCGGCCGGCGGACGTGTACGCGTACCGCAAAGACGTCGTCACGTCCTGGCAGGTTGCGTCGGTGACGTTGACTGCAGCGAACAGCATCGTCACGTTCTATGCTCTCGGCGGCCCGATCTTCATCCAGCTCGCCGCGTCGTACGGCTGGCCAGACCGGTACTACCAGCCGGGCGACGTCAATGAGCAGCGCCTGTCCGGTGACTTGACGCAGCCGTTCCGGCTATGGCTGGCCCCGCTCACAGTGGTAGAGCAGCCGGTCGGGGCAGCGCAGGGTGTCGTCGAGAACACTTGGTGCGCGCTGAAAGCCGCGTACGGAACGTGGGGCAACCTAGCGGCGACGACATTGACGTGGGGCAACGTCGTGGCTGGCGACGCTATAGCTACCGATGGCTACGGGTTCGGGCCGTACGGGGATGGCCCGTACGGGGACGGAGGGTGATGGATCATGGTTCTTCCCAACCCGGTGATCGGGTCGCAGCCGTGGGGCGCCGTGTTGAACGCACGCCTCGATGACCTGCAGTCGCAGATCGACCAGAGGCCGGTGCAGGCAGGCTGGCAGGCCACCGATCAGGGCTTGCTGGTGTGGACGTACGACGTGTCTGCCGCAGTCAACTCTTCGGCGCTGACCGCCGGCGTTCTGGCGGTTGCGCGTGTCGTTCTGCGCCGAGCTGCGACGATCTCGAACCTGTACATGAACGTCGCTACGGGCGGTGTGACGCTCACGGCAGGCCAGAACTTCGGGGCGCTGTACGATGCGGCCGGTACCCGGGTCGGTGTGACGGCTGACCAGAGCGCGTCGTGGACGTCGGTCGGCTTGAAGACGATGGCGCTGACGGTGCCGTACAACGCGTTGGCCGGGTACTACTGGATTGCGATGCTTGCTAACGGTGCCACCCCTCCGTCATTGAGTCGCGGCAGCATCATCGCTGCCGTGAACGCTGGCGCGTCGGGTGCGACACTCCGGTACGCGCAGACGGGCGCAGCCCTGACGACGGCCCCGGCGTCGTTCGTCCCGGCCGGGCTGACGGCGTCGTCCCTTCCGTGGTGGATGGCGGTGTCCTGATTGCTGACATCCAGCTCGCAGTATCGTGCCGCGGTTCCGTATCCGGTTCGGCGGGTGACGCGTGTCGAGGTGTATCACAGCGGTGTTCGGGTTGCTGACTGGCTGCCGTTCGTGTCCGGGTCGGTGAGCGCGTCGCTGACGTCGCGCGTCACCAGGCACCTGCAGTTGGAAGTCGACCCGTCGCTGTATCCGGAGGTTCCGTCTGACCTGCTGTCTCCGACGATCGCCGTGGTGAAGGTGTCGACTGGCATCGGGTATCCGGACGGGTCGTTTGAGATCTTTCCTGTGTTTACTGGTCGGGTGTCTGATGTGACGCAGGATGGTGATGGTTCGGTCAAGGTCGAGGGTGATGATCTAGCAGCCGACGTGATCAACTTCTGGTTCGAGCAGCCGCAGGCGTCCGTAGCTGGGAACACGATCATCACGGAAATCCGGCGGCTGATCACGCAGGCGCTGCCGTCGGCGACGTTTGGCGTCGATGACGTGGCGCTGGCGACCGTGCCCGCGCTGGTGTGGGACCAGGACCGCGGTAAGGCATTGGATGACCTGGCGCAGGCCGTACAGGGCCGGTGGTATGCGCTCGGGAACGGCGACTTCGTGGTCCGCCAGTACCCGTACACGGCGGCCACGCCGGTACTGACGCTGTCCGACTCGTCGGGGGGTGCGAATATCACGGCGACGCGCAGTAAGTCGCGCACGGGTGCGGCGAACAGCATCACGGTCGTGTCGGAGCGCATGGACGGAACAGACCCTGTACAGGTGACGCAGCGCGACAACGTGCCGGGGTCGCCGACGCAGTTCGGTGAGGCGTACGGGTTCGTTGCCCGGACCATTAAGGTTCAGACTCCGTTGACGGGAGCGCAGGCGCAGCAACTCGCGATAGCGCAGCTCGCTTCGTCGACGGCGCTCGGCGAACAATGGTCGGTGTCATGCCCGCCGGATGCGACGATTGAGCCCGGTGACACGATCCGTATCAAGTATCGTGGCGCGTCCGCTGTGCAGGTCATCGACAGTATGACGTTCCCGTTGGGCAGGTCGGAGGCAATGGCGATTCGGTGCCGCGCTTCAATGCCCGGTTCGGTGACGACATGACGGAGGGCCCGGAGTGAACCAGACTGATGACCGTGGGTACCCGTACCCGGAGTGCCGGCCGCCGTATGTCGAGGACGCTGCCGATCTGCCGTTGCAGTTGAAGAATCTGGCGGAGGCTGTTGACGATGACGTGACGGCGCTTGCTGTGCAGGCCGCTGATGCGTTGAACCCTCCGGCTGCGCTGATCGAGTCGACGACTCCTCAAGCTCCTTTGGCCGGTGCGGCGTTCGACTATACGACTACCGTGTTCGCGACGAATCCGGCGATTCCGAATCTGTTGGATAACGCGCTGGTGTGTACGTCGAGTGGGCTGTATCTGGTGACTGGCACGTGTGCGTCATCGGCGAACAACAACACGAACGCCCATCAGCTTGTGCTGTTGGTCAACAATCAGGCTGTTCAGGCGGAGACGATCCGTAACGGGTCTGCTGCTGGCGAGCAGCTTCGTAACACCGTGACCGGGTTTGTGATCATGAATGTGAACGACAGGCTGACGATGATCCAGTCGAACTCGCTGACGATCACGTATCAGTTCGTCCGTCTTGGCATGGTGAGGGTGGTAGCGCTGTGACGATCACGTTCCCGGAAGCGATTCTCAACACGCGGCAGATCGGCGCTGAGACGGGCACGGGTACCGTCGTGTCCGTGTCCGCGACGACGCTGCAGGTACTGGTACGTGGGACGACGATTACCGCGGCGTACGTCGCCCAGTACACGACTCCGCTTGTCGGTGACCTTGTCGCGTTCACGCGGCAGGACTCGACTTGGCTGGTGCTGGGGCGGCTCGCCGGTGTCGGACAGAACCAAGTACTCAATTTCAGTTTCGAGGACGACGGAGACAGCGGGTCGACCCCGTCGAACTGGAACGTGGCGAACATCGCGGGCGCGGGCACGGCCAGGCCGACGCGCACCGGGTACGCTCCGGCCGGACAGTTCGAACTCGCCGTGTCGTCGAACGCTGCGGCGCAGGACACGTACGTCTACTCGAACCCGATCGCTGTTGCGCCGGGCCAACAGTGGGCCGTGTCGGCGCTCGCGTCGGCGATCTACCCGACGTTGACGCTCGATGCGACGGCGGCCCTGTACGGCCTGTGGTTCGCGAACAACACGAACCTGTACCCGACGACCAGCGCGGCTGACACGCTGATCGCACAGGCCGTGAACATTCAGGCGGCGCCGATTCACACGTCACTGTCGGGGACGGTCACGGTTCCGGCTGCGACGTCGTTCATGCGGGTTGCTACGCGGTCGACGTCGCCCGCGTCGGAGGTTGTCCTGTTCGACGTTGTCATCGCCCGGAGGGTCGCCTGATGCCAGGGTTCACGTCCCCGCAGAGCTTCCCGTACCCGCTGTACACGGATCCGGCGGGATCGGGGCCGGCTCAGATTCAGGCGTTCGCCGAAGCGGTGGACGACGCGATCGTGGCGCAGCAGACGGCGATCACGAACGCGAAGGAACGCAAGCGCGGGTCGGCGGAGAGCTCTGCCGTGGTCGCTGTCGCGAACACGACGCTGACGAACGCGACGTTCACTACCGAGCTTCTCGACAACGACAATATGGTGAACCTTGGCGTCGATAACACGGCGATCACCGCGACGACGGCCGGCCTGTACTACGTGCAGGCGACTGCTAAGTGGGTGGCGAACGCTACCGGGTCCCGTGAGGTGAACATCACGCTGAACACGGTAAACGTGGGTGGGATTCGGTCGCTTGCTGCAGCAGCCCCGTCAGAGTCTCAGATCGACGTGTCGACGCTGGTGTATGCGACGGCCGGGCAGATCTTCCGCCTGTCGGTTTTCCAGTCGTCCGGTGGTGCGCTGAACATGAACTATCGGCGGCTGTCCGCTGTCCGACTGTCCGGCTGATAGGAGCGCGTGGTGACTGGCTTCACTGTCCCTCTGGGGTTCCCGTACCCGCAGGCGACGGACCCGTTGGACGGGCCTGCGCAGTTGCAGGCGCTGGCGGAGGCGATTGATAACAGCATGGTGTCGACGCTCGCTTCGCTGCAGGGGGCTACGGCGCCGCCGTGTGCGAAGGTGACGGGCACTTCTCAGAATGCCGTGTCGGGGGCTGGCACTCTGATGAACTTCAACAGCGTGTATTTCGACAATGACGGCATGGCGGATTTGGTGGCGGATCCGCAGAAGCTGACGGTTCAGACGGCTGGTGTTTATGCGGTGTACGCGTTTGCCACGTTCGCGCCGAACGCGACGGCGTATCGGGAGGTGAACATTCGGCGTAATGGCGCGGTGCTGTCCCGGTGGTCGTCGAATGCCGTCAACTCGACGTTGGTGAGTCTTGGGGTGGGGGTGTCTGGTCTGGTGTCGATGTCCGTCGGCGACAACTTTGACATGTTCACTGTGCAGGTTTCGGGTGTGACGCTTCCGACGCTTGACTGTCAGCTGACGGCTTTCCGCGTGTCGTCATAGCTTGAGACAAGCGGAACGTCACCTTCAGTTGCGTGTTCGAGTGGTCCCGATGTAAGACTGTTACTCACAGCTACTAAGGTGGGACGCATGCCGGAACCGAGGCTGCCGGGCGCGGAACTGCATCTACTGGACGACGCCCCCATGGTGGGTGATGGCGGGGCCCGGGTGATTCATCACATCACGTGGGATCGGAATGCCAGCGCGACCGCACCACAGGATCTAGTGCCGTTCGACAATCTGCTCGGCTATTTCACGGGGGCTGGAGCCGGCATGGCTCCGCATCTGCTGGTCGATCCGTTCACGGGCCGGATCGCCCAGTTCTTCTCGGCGAACTCGCGGGCTAAGGCGGTCGTCAATGCCGCCGGCGGGGTGGAGACGAACCGTAAGGGCAACGTCTGCATCCAGATCGAATGGTTGTTCTTCCCGTACTGCCGGGTCGGTGGGAAGGTCTACGCGTCGTTGCTGGACACGCCGATGCGCGGCCTCGACCGGGTCATGGCGTGGCTGCGGTCGTGGGGCGTGCCGGACGTGTGGCCTATGGGCGAGCCGGCGTGGTCGGCGAACCGGAACGCGCAGACGTGGAACACCCGGTCCGGTCACTATGGGCATTCGCAGGTTCCGGAGAACGACCACACCGACCCGGGACCGATGCCGGACATCTTTCAGCAGGAGGAAACTGTGACGCCCGACGACATCAAGGCTATTGCGGCGGCGGCGGCCGAAGCCGTGTGGAACCGGCCGGTCAAGATCCCGAGGATGCAGCCTGACGGGTCGATCAGGTACGAGGGGCCGCAGGGTGCGGAGTGGCCGCTGATCTGGGGCAACGTGTTCGCGAAGCAGTCGGAGCAGCGCGACGCTGACCTGAAAGCCGCGGTCGTCACGCTGCAGGGCACCGTGACGGCCCTGGCCGCGCTGATCGGTAAGGGCGGGGGCGCTGCTGGGATGACACCGGAGCAGGTTGAGGCGGCCGTCCTGTCGGGCGTAGCAAAGGCGCTGGCTCGGGCTGCCGCCGCGGTGAAGTAGGGAGCGGGGGAGTGAACAGTGACCACAGGCGGGTCGTGCGGACGGTGTTCCAGACCGTCATTTCCGTGGCAGCGGGCATGCCGTTGTTCGTTGAGGCGGCCGGGCTCCCGGAGAAGTCGGCTGTTGTGGCCGGCATGGTGGCTGTGTCCGGATCCGTGACGAGGCTGATGGCGCTTCCGCAGGTCGAGGCGCTGCTGCCGTCGTGGCTGCGGAAGGAACCGCCGGACGATGGGGGCCCTGGTGGCGACAGCTGAAGCGACGACCGGCGTGCCGGCGGTGGATGCGACGGTGGCGTGGGCTTTGGCTGTGGCTGCTGTGGTGGCCCTGTTGGCGATGGTGTGGCGGGGGATGCGTGCTCTGGTGAGGATCGCGAAGCGGTTCGACCGGATGTATGAGGAGTACGCGGGGACGCCTGAGCGGGATGGGGTTCCGGCTAAGCCGGGGATGGGTGTTCGGGTGTCTCTGTTGGAGCGTCGGGTGGGTGGTGTGGAGCGGCTGTTGGGGAGGTTTCTGGCGGGGCGTGAGGAGCCTCCGGAGGATGGTGCGTTAGCGGCTCACGGTTAGTTGACATGGCCCGGGCGGGTGGAATCCTGTCCGGGCTTTGTCGTGCCGGGGGCTTTACTGCATCACTAACTCTGCTATGGTTAGTGCATCACAAACACCGAGGGGAGGTGACAGACATCACCGCCAAACGAGGTGGCCGGCCCGCCACGCTCAACAGCCCGGAACGCGTAACCGCGCAGATCGAGGGCCCGGACGTCGCCTACATCGACAGCGTCCGCGGCGACCGGAAGCGCTCGGAGATCGTCCGGATTGCAGTCGGGCAGTGGGTTGCCCGACACAAGACGGCAGCCATCATGGCTCACTCGAACGAGTGACACGCTCTTGTGACCGGTGACACACCGGAGGACCCTTGTTTGACCCGCAGGCGCAAGCCGCCTGCACATGAACAACCTGCCTGCGGGTGGGACCGCCATGGAATAGGCCCCGATGGCGGCCCCTTCGACCCGCACCACATGAGGAAGGCACGGATCATGGAGAACGGTACCAGCAAGATCGAGCGGCTGATCGAGGCGCAGCGCCTCGCAGCGGAGCTCACCGCACTCGCCGTCGAGCACGGCGCGCAGCACGACCCGCAGATCACCGTGTACAGCTTCGGCGTGTTCGTGAACATCGGGCTCGACGACAAGCCGGCAGACCGGGAGATCGCCGCGTGGCAGCTCGCGACGGGCGGCGTGTGGGAGGTCGAGACGACCCGGTTCGAGTACGACGGCGTCGGTATGAAGTCGGACCGGGCGACGGTCCGCGTCGGTGACACGTACGTGACGGTGACCGTCCGCACCACCGACCGTCAGGCGGTGGCGGCGTGAACGGCCCGTACACCGCCCCGGAGCTGCCGGCCACGTCCGGCGCCCGCGCGACGCAGCAGTTCCTGATCGACGAGTCCCGGGCGCGCCGCCTTGACCCGATCGTGTCGTGCGACGTCGCGTTCGACCACATCGAGCTGACCGTCGACCCGGCCGCGCGGAACGTGTGGGAGACGTGGAGCCACCTGCTCCAAGTCGGGGCGCTGCGCTTCGACGAGGACAACAACAACGTCACCGGGGTCGGGCACTGGGGGCAGACGATGGTTTCGGTCCGCGGCCTGAACGTGAACCGGTGGTGGTCGCGGTGAGTGACGCGCTGCGGGCGGAGAACGCCCGGCTGCGGCTGCTGGTCGCGTCGTACCGGCTCCTTGCACCCCGCCTGATCGATGCCGCCCGCGGCGGGGCGCAGCAGCCCGTGTCGCCGCGCCCGCAGCGGTGCGACAGCGAGCACCCCGACGGGTGGCGATGCGACCGCATGACCGGCCACCAGGACTGGCACACGCACGCGTTCTCGGGTGACGGCCACCTGTCGTGGTGCGACCGGTGAGCGGCGCTGGAGTGACGTGGCTGTTCTCGGTGCCGCTCGCGGTGTCGGTGGCCATGGTGTTCAGCGAGGAGCTGTTCAGGGCGTGGCTGTGGCTGATGAGGATCCACATCGGCCGGGTGGACGAGGCGTTCATGCCGCCGTTCGTCGCGGTCGTGTTCCCGTCGGGCCGGCAGTGGCGACTGTGGGTCATCCGAGTCAAGGAAGAGAACGAGTGATCACAGAACCGGGCCTGTACATGGACGTCCCGGAGCACGTGTACCACCGGGATCCGGTCGATGGCGGTTCGCTGTCGTCGACCGGCGCCCGCCGGATCATCGACGCGTGCCCGGCGAAATACCGGTGGGAGCAGGACAACGGCCGCTTGTCGACCCGGTCGATGGACTTCGGGACGGCCGCGCACACGATCGTCCTCGGGACGGGCAAGCCGATCCACGTCATGTCGGACGGCAACCAGGACTTCCGTACCATCGACGCCCGTATCGAGCGGGACGAGGCGGAAGCCGGCGGTTACATCGTCCTGAAGCGCGCCGAGTACGACCGGGTCATCGGTATGGCGGATGCGTTGCGCCGTCACCCGCTCGCGTCGTCGCTGTTCACCCGGCAGCTTCACGAAGGCGGGAAGCTGATCGACTCGGGTGGCATGGCGGAGGTCACCGGGATGTGGCGGGATGAGCTGACGGGTGTGGCGTGCAGGCTGCGCCTCGACTGGCTGCGGCCACCGACGGACGGGCCGTTCCTGCTGCCGGACTACAAGACGACGACGGACGCTTCCCCGGCGGCGTGCGAGAAGACGGTCGCGAAGTACGGGTACCACCGGCAGGGCGAGTTCTACGAACGCGGCGTGCGGGCGTTGCTGCCCGGTGAGCAGCCGCAGTCGGTGTTCGTGTTTCAGGAGACGACGGCACCGTATCTGGTGACGGTCGTCGGCTTGTCGGCTGGCTTGCGCAGGCAGGCGAAGCGCATGAACCGGGCCGCAATCAACCTGTACGCGGAGTGCCTGCGGCGGGGCGAGTGGCCCGATTACAACAACGGATCGATCTACACGGCGGAGTCGCCCACGTGGCTGGCGAGGCTGGAAGGCGAGTGACATGACGGAGATGCAGCAGTACACGCCGGTTGCTGTTCCGGCGCGGGTCGGGCAGGCGACGTCGGTCGAGCAGTCGCGGGCCGGCATGGAAGTGGTGGCGGCCGTGCAGGCTGCGATCACGTTCCCCCGGTCGATCGCGGACGCGGTCGCGGAGATGACGTACGCGTGCCAGTCGCCCACGCTGGCAGCGAAGGCGTTCTATTCGTTCCCGCGGGCCGGCGGCCGGGTGACCGGGCCGACGGTCGATCTGGCGCGGATGCTCGCCCGGTGCTGGGGGAACATGGACACGGGCGTGGTCGAGCTCGACCGGAACGAAGCCGACGGTTACTCGGAAATGAAGGCGTACGCGTGGGATCTCCAGCGGAACAGCCGGGCGTCGACGACGTTCCGTGTCCTGCACCGGCGGGACACGAAGGATGGGCCGAAGCCGCTCTCTGACGGCCGGGACGTGTACGAGAAGAACGCGAACGAGGCTGCTCGCCGGGAACGGGAGATGATCTTCCGTGTCGTTCCGGAGTGGTTCCGGGATCAGGCGATCGAGCTGTGCCAGCAGACGCTGAACAACAAGGGTGCGTCGCAGCCGATGCGGATCGAGCAGCAGCGCGTGAAGGCTGCGGAGGCGTACGACCGCGTCGGCGTGTCGGTCCCGCAGCTCGAAGAGAGGGTCGGCAAGCGGCTCGACCTGTGGACGTCCGCTGATCTCGCGGACCTGAACGTCCTGTTCCGGGAGATCGACACGGGCCAGATCACCGTTGACGACGTGTTCGGTAAGCGGCTGCAGGACGCGGACGTGAAGTCGCAGCCGAAGACCGGGGCGGCGTGGCCGGTTCAGCCGTATCAGGGGGCGCAGGGCCAGCCTGCACCGTCTGAGTCGCTGCCGGAGTCGGTGACGTGGCCGGTGGTGCGGCAGGCCGCCACCGGCCCGTACAAGCCGGGTATCCGCCGCGAGCAGGCCGTCGACACGATCGCGCCGGACGACTACGACCCGGCATTCCTCCCGGAGGGTGAGTGATGACCGGGGCGTCCTACGGGGCGCCCCGGTCCACCGTGGACCCGGCATACCGGATCGTTAAGCAGCGCCGCCTCGACGCGCTGCAGGGCCGTCCGTGGATGGTTCCGGCGGGGCCGTCTGCAGAGAAGGTCAGCGAGTTCACGCGGGCGGGTGTCCCGTACGCGGAGATAGCCCGGCGGATCGGCATGCCCGTGTCGTCGGTGCGTGGACTCGGGCAGCGGCGAAAGATCCACCGGGCGACGGCGGAGCTGATCGCGGCGTGCCGTATCGACGACATGATGAACGCCCGTGCTGATGGTGACCGGCGGTACGCGTCGGGTACTAGGCGCAAGCTCGACGCGATGTCGCGGTGCGGTTTCTCTTCGAGGCGGATCGCCGCCGCGGCGGGGATTACCGAATGCTCGATCAGGAACCTGATCCACAACGATCTGTCGCGGACGTCGGTGCGGAACATCGACGCGGTGCAGCGGGCGTTCGAACAGCTCGCCGGGCACTGGGCTGGCGCCGACCAGCGCGTGCACCCGGGGCATGCGCAGCGGGTACGTGCGGTGGCAATCGGCCGGGGTGCGTTGCCGTGGTGGGCGTGGCCGGACATCGACGACCCGTCGTGTCAGCCGATTGCGTGGCATGACTCGCAGCCGCTGCAGGTGGTCGACACGGCGTGGCGGCTCGCGGCTGACGGGTTCGGCCGGCAGACGATCGTGTCCCGTACGGGCGTGCACTGGAAGACGGTCGTCGAGTACCACCGCCGGATGGGCCGTCCGCTGCCGGAGGGCGTGTGATGGGCGAGTGGCGTGGCTTCGGCCGGTGCGCGGTCGACCCGGACGCATGGTTTCCGGAGGGATCGTCTGGTCACCGTGATGTGCGGGTGGCGCAGGAGGCGTGGGCTAAGGCGCAGTGTCTGGGCTGCACGGTGCTGGACATGTGCCGGGTGGACACGGCGGAGCGCGAAGCTGGCTTGTCGTACTCGCACTGGCATGGCGTGTCTGCGGGGGAGTCTGCGGCGGAGCGGGTCGCCAGGGTTAAGCGCGAGCGTGCGCAGGCAGCTGGGGCGACAGTAGCGGCATGAGGTTGCACGGGCTGCACGTGATGTTCTGGCCGTACGAGGTTCCGGCCGCGGAGTTCACGTGTGTCTGTGGGTTCGTGTCGCATGCAGCTGGTGCCGGGCCGGTCGAGGCGTTCGTGAGGGACGTCCCGGCCCGGCACTACCGGGAGTGTGTGATCTCTGAGAGAGGTAGACGTGACGATCATTCCGGTCGAGAGACTCGACAGGTGGCAGCGAAAGGCCGTCGCCGCGGCGGTGGCGCGTGACGCGTTCGCGACGTTCCGTGCGATGGTTCCGGTGCAGGCGTTGAACGACGGTGATCTGTTCGTGTTCTGCAAGCTGGTGGCGGGAAGGGCGGCGGATGCCCTGGCGGTGGCGCACAGCATGCCGCTGGGTGGTGACAGGTGGTCGTGGGACGCGGGCGATGAGACGGGTGTGCGGGCTCCGCAGGCGTTCGCGATGGCGTTCCTGACGGCGGCGGCGAACCTCGACGATGCGGAGCAGCGGCGTCTGTGGGATGAACAGGTGCGGTTCTCGCGGGTGGCATATTCGTCGGCGCGTGAGCGGGGTGTTCTGCGGGACGCTGTGACGGCGTTGGTGGGTTGGGCTGCCGAAGTGTACCGAGCGCACGGGGTGACGCCGTGAGTGGGCTGTGGCATGGCGGGAAGCCGGGCCTGCGGGTCGGTGATGTGGTGGTGCCGGGGGAGCGTCACTACGTGGACGGGTGTGCGGTGTGTGAGGCGAAGCGGCGGGGTGAGACGTACCGGCTGGAGAACGGTGGTGCGGTCGATCCGGTGAACGCGCATGAGGACCGGGTGTACATGACGGACGATCGGGCGTACGGCCGGTTCTACGCGTCGAAGTACCCCGTCGGGGACCTGTACCGGGTCGAGCCGGTCGGGGAGCTGATGGAGTCCACGGAGGACCCGTTCCCGACGTGGCATGCGCCGTCGGCGCGGGTGGTGTCGGTTGCTGAGCGGGCTGTCAGGTTGACGCCGGCGCAGCGACGGACGTTGTTGAACCGGTGGCGGCGGGCGGACGGTCCGCTTGTCGCGGCGGTGGATATCCCGCGGGTGGCGTGGGAGGTGGGTAAGCGGTTCGGCTGACGGCCCTTAGCGGGGGCCGTGAAATTTCTACGGCTTTCGTTAAGGGTGGGCCCGGTGTGCTTCGGCATGCCGGGCCCTTCGGCGTTGGTGCGTACGCCAGCGTACATACCTTGCATATCTTCCATGGCCGGAGTACGGTGCCAGCATGACCGAACAGATCAGCCTCACCAGTAGTGACCTGCAAAGACGTGGACGTGACGTGCTCGACGCGGTACTCGTCGGCCGCCACGTTGAGATCACCCGATGGAACCGGGCCGTCGCCATCGTGGTCAGCCCGGAGTGGTACCAGCGCGCCGCTGATCTGATGACAGCCGCGGAGACCGGCGAGTGACCGGCGACGGCCGGCCCGCTTCAGTCGTCCATGAGTGGGTGAACAGGCTGCGCCATGAGGTCTACGTGGCCCGCTCGCGGGACGTTGCGGCGGTCGCCCGGGTCGGATTCATGATGGCGACGTTCGCGAACCCGGACGGGACCAGCATCACGTGCGGGCAGGAGCGTCTGGCGATCCTCACCGGGTCCAGCCAGGAGACTGTGTCCCGGGCTATCAAGGTGCTGCTCGCGGTGGAGTTGGTGCGGGCGCAGCGGCGGCCGAACCGGAACGCCGAGTACAGGCTGCAGCCGCTAATGCACGGCAACCGGGTGGAGTGGGCGACGCACATGCACCTGTACACGGACACGCGGCAGCGGCGGCGTAAGGCGGCGCAGAAGGAGGCGGAGATCGAGGCGCTGTTGAACCCGGAACCCGTTGCGGAACGGTCTCCGTCGGAGACTGTGGAACCCGTTCCCGGCGGGGTTCCGGAACCCGTTCCCGGCGGGGGTACCAACTCGCCGGTAACAAAGTTGGAACCCGTTCCGGAACGGGGTCGGAACCCGTTCCGGAACGGGTTCCGGAACCCGTTCCCGGCGGGGGGTACCAGTACATACCTACCTCCGGTAGTTACCAGCACAGAAGACCAGGACACTCCGCCCGTACTGCATCAGCCACAGCAGGGTGGGGGTGGCCGGCCCGTCAAAATCGATCAGTGGATGGCAGGGGAGTGCGAAGTGAAGTCGTGCATCCGGTGCGGGGCCAGGATGTCACCGCTCGCCGACCGGCCGATGTGCGTGTCGTGCATGCGGGAGGACCAGTGAAGTGGCAGCAGAAGACGGCCCTCGACTACCGGGTGACGCTGGAGTGCGGGTGCGTGCTCAACCGCCGGACGCAGCCGCTGCGCGCCAATGAGCGCATGATGTGCACGTCGGGGCAGGCCCATGGCTATCAGCTGCGGTGGGTGCGCTGGGACCGCGTGGGTGGCGGCTTCGAGGTGAACGACGGCCACAGGTAGAACGGCAACGGCCCGGCCGTCCCCGAGTGAAGCGGGGGCGGACGGGCCGTTGGTCTGGGGGCGTTCTGCCCGGGGCCAGCCGGGGCAGTGCGCCGCGGTGAGCATGTCAGATGGCGGTGGTGGCTGGCTACTGCTGGCGGCCGGCTTGTGGCTGGTGTCACGGATGCTGGCTGCGCGGGGCTGTAGGGGGGCTGTGGCTGGCTTGTGGGTGCGGGTTGGTGCGTGGGGGCGGTGGGCTTGTGGTGGGGGCGTAGCGGGCCGCACAGCGAATCACGGCAACCGTGTTGACATCAAATGGTTGATCAGAGATGATTAACACCCGACAAGCCACGAACGGAGCAGCATGACCAGCATCGGTATCCGCGCACTGCGACAGGACATGGCCGGCGTCATCGCCCGCGTCACCAACGGCGAGACGATCACCCTCACCGACTACCGGCACACCGTCGCCCGCATCGTGCCCGTCGCCAGCCACGACCGATACAGCATCACGAACGCCCACGGCCTGACGGCCCTGTACTGCACCCCGTGCGGCGCGATCATCGGCAACGTGTGCGGGCCCGTGTCCGACCTGCTCGCCACGATCGGCACCCACGACGCCACCACCCACCAGGGAGACGACCAGTGACTCCCCTGCAGATCGCCGTCGCCGGTATCGCCCACGTGTGCACGCC